TGGACATTCTCACCGCCTCGACTCTCGCCATTCTCACGATCTACGGCCCCGCCCGTGTCATCGACGGGGACACCGTGGTGGTCAACCAGACCCATGTCCGGCTCAAAGGCGTCGACGCCGCCGAAATGAACACCAATCTCGGCAAACACTCCAAACAGGTGATGATCTCGATTGTCGGCACCGGCAACAAGCTCACCTGTTACCTGACCGGTGAGAAAACCTACAAGCGCGACGTCGGCTACTGCTTCACCGAAGCTCACGTCGACATCAATCAGGAGATCATTGCCCGTGGTGCCGCGTTGGCGTGTCCGCACTACGATACGCGCTACGTACAATTCGAGACCGAAGAGGCGATCGCTAATCAGCAGCGCGCTCGTTACTGCGGCACGCCAGCACGCCGCACCAAATCGATCCCGGCGGCGGCACCCACCGCTCCGGATGAGTCAGCAGTGTTGCCCCCTCCACCTGTCATTAACTATAAACCCGCTCCACAGCCCGACATACATCCTACCCGGATGGGGCCGAATGCACGGGCTATTGCGCAAGCCAAAAAAGATAAAGCAGCGTACGATGAAGCTCATAAAACTTGGCACGGCTGGTTCAGTGATAACGTGCTTTTTTACGGCGGGTTGGCCACCTTGTTCATGCTCGTTTGCTTGTTCCCGAAAACCATGGGGTTCTTGTTTCTTGTTTTCTTTGGGGCGTCCCGTGGGCGCGAGCGCGGGCTTGGTCCCAACTTTTGATAACGAATGGCCACCGCTGGTGACCTATACCTAGATATATACGGCTAAACGCCATGCGTTTTGCTAGAAGCTCTCCCAAATGTCCGGAATCGTACATTCATCAGGGGAGCTGCACATGGCGCGACACGATTGGACGGCCATCGTTACCGACCCGGCACAAGAGTACCTGGCGCAATCCGAACTCGCACGCTTCGGTCTGCAATCCTACCTGCCGCAGATCAAGAAACGCTGGGTCGCTACGCATAACGGCCGCCTGTTGATGCGGCGTTACCCGCTATTCCCCAGGTACATCCTTCTTCCATTGACTGAGATCCGCACCGCGTCGATCTATGCCTGCCGCGGCCTGCGCAAGTACCACCCGGTGCTGGCGGATGCCGAAGGCAGCCCCATGCGTATCCCCGAATCGGTGATAGCCACGCTCAAGGAAGCGGAGTGCGTTGGTTATTTTGACGACGTGCTGGCGAAGGGCGATAAAATGCGGATTACCTCCGATGTTTTGGCGAATATCCCTGTGTTTCTTGATAAATCCACCGGTAATCTGGTGGAATTGTTGACCCCCTTATTAGGTGGTGCACGTATCAAAACCACCCAGGCGAAGGTCGCTCGCGCCTAATCCCCTATTTCCTGTCAAGACATTTTCGTGATAGGGGTCGATTCAATCCGTGCTGAATCGACTTCTGCTGTGGGCCGGGGGTTCACCAGAGGTTCACCATGTGAAGCATCCTCGGGCAGGGTTTTCTGGCCCGAGTCAGAGGCTATTCCCCATCGGTAACCCGCATAAGCGCCGCCCGACTGCCCGGCAGATCGAGATGCATCCAGAGATCAACAGCCTGGAAGCACGGCAAGAGAAAATCCACAACTTCTCGATCGATAAGGTGTGCGACGCCCTCGCGCAGGAACGCGGCATGATCACGCATGCCGCGGCGCGGCTGGGCGTGACCGTTACGCTATTGCGCAATTACATCGGCAAGAATTCGATCGCCTCGAAAGCCCTTCTCGAAGCCCGCGAGGCCATGGGCGACGTCGCCGAGAAGAAGCTCTACGAGTTGATCGAAGCCGGCGATGTCCGCTGCATCATCTACTATCTCTCGACCGTGCACCGGCACCGCGGCTACGGCCTGAAAGGCACTGATCCTTCGCAGCTCGGCGAGGCCAAGCAGGTCGTCAACACCATCAACATCGTCAGCGTTCCTGCCGGGCAGTTTCTCACCAAAGAGGAGATCGACAGCGAGAAGATCATCGACAGCGTGCCGGTGCATGTACCGGAGCTGCCGATGCCTACTTCGTCTGTCCTCGACTAACCTGAAGGCAGGTGTGCAGTCTTGTCCCCTTCATATCCGGCAACGGCACCTGGCAACTGAACATCGTGCATAATTGTCGACCTGCCTCACGATACGCCTGCACCATCGGACAGCCGGGCGTGTGCAGCAGCATGCCGCCTGGCGTTTCGTCATCTTCGGTTACGGTAATGTCGATGGTGGCCATGTGTTGAGGTCTTTCCGGTGAAGTTTCGCCCCGGCGATATTCCCATGGGCGACCCGCATCCGGACAGCCCGGTGGAATGGGAAGACAACTGGCTCTCCAACCTGCTGGCTTACCTGTCGCACAAGGTCGTCCCCAGTTGGTGCCATTCCGAGACCCACTTCACCGCCAAGGTCGCCGCCTATCTGTGGACCGATTGTCCCTGCTGCGCGATCTGGCGCGGGCTTTTCCTGGGTGCCCTCGCAATCCTCTTCCTTGACCTCCTGATTGGCGTTCCGCTTTGGCTGCTCTATCTGCACCGGCACTAGAACGTCCCGCTCCTGGGGCCGCTACGGCGCGCCTGGGCACCAAATTCGCCGCCACGCTGTTCAAGCCAGCGCGCCACAAGGCGCTGTTCGGCGGCAGAGGGTCCGGCAAATCCTGGGCCGTGGCTACCTACCTGGTCACGATCGCCGCCAAGGAACGCCGCCGTATCGTCTGCGCCCGGCAATTCCAGAACTCGATCCGGGACTCCAGCAAGGAGCTGATCGAGAAGCGCATCCTCGACCTTGGCGTCTCCAACCAGTTCACCGTCACCGACCGCTACATCCACCACAACGAGACCAAATCGCAGTTCATGTTCGTCGGTCTTGAACGCAACGTGGAAAGCATCCGGTCGCTCGAAGGCGCGGATACGGTTTGGATCGAGGAAGCGCGCACCGTCTCTGCCAAATCGATGGAAGTGCTGTTACCGACCGTTCGTAAATCCGGGTCGGAGCTGATCTGGACCTGGAATCCGGAGCAGCCGGAAGACCCGGTCGATGCCTATTTCCGCGCTGGCAATCCGCCGCCGAATTCGATTGTTACCAAAGTCGACTACACCGACAATCCGTATTTTCAGCACACCGAAATGCCGCAGGAAATGGAGGTGCTCAAGAAGGGCAACCTCCCGCGATTCCGGCACGTCTGGCTGGGCGAGTATGACACCCGGTACGAATCCAAGGTGTTTCCCAATGCCAAAACCGGCCGGTTCGATGTCCCGGCGAATACGCCACCGCGCTATGGAATGGATCTCGGTTTCGGCCAAGACCCGTCGTTCGTCGTTAAGGTCTACGTGGTTGAAAGCGATCACACCGTCTACATCGCCGACGAAGCCTCCGGCCGGGTGGCGATGGAACGTCTGCCGACCATGATCCGCAACGTCATCTATCGTGATGACGACCTGGTCACCATCGACTCCTCGCAGCCCGGCACCATCGAATTCCTTCAGGGCCGCGGCATCAACCTGCGCGCCGCGCGCAAGGGTCCGGGCTCGGTCAAGGCCGGAATCAATTTTCTTCAGGGCTACGAGATCATCATCGACCCGCGCTGCGAAGCAATGCGCGAAGAAGCCCGGCTGTATTCCTGGATGACCGACAAGCTGACCGGCAAAGTGATGAGCACGCCGGTTGACGCGCACAACCACGGTTGGGATGCGGTCAGGTATGCCGTGGAAGATCTGATGACCGATGCGCCGGTCGATCCCTCCGACGCTGACGGCGGGGTGCTTCGCTTAAAGATGTGGTGATGTCATGGCTAAGTTATCCTCTCGTTCTCGTAAACGCATGCCGAAAAGCAGTTTTGCCCTGAAGGGCAAACGTGCTTATCCAATTCACGATCGAAAACACGCCTCCAATGCGCTTGCGCGGGTGTCGCAGCACGGCACCCCGTCACAGAAGAAGACCGTGCGCGCGGCTGTATGCCGGCGCTATCCGTCGCTTCCATCTTGCAAATAATCGATAGCGCCAGCTTCACGCCAGCGCGGATTCACATAAGGAGTTGTGTCATAGGGTGCGGGTGCGGTGGCAAAGGCTTTACAACGTCAGCGCCCCGGCGATCGACCGGGACGGCTTCGCAATTGAGCCGCGCGCATAGTCAGATTCAACCGGCGAGCCAGCACGCGCCGCGGCAAGCGCCGCCGCGGGTGGTACAATCGGCCTCGTTGCAACGCCGTACGCAAACCGAACGGCGGCAGGTCTAGCCCATGTCCTGGCTCGACTTGGTGCTCAAGCGTGCGCCCGACCGGAAGCCGGAAGACGAACCGCTGGCTCCGGTCTACATCATGGCCGGGCAACCGGTCCGGTTTCTGTCCACCGAAGCAATCGGCACTTCGGAAGCCGCGTTTCGCAAATGCCCGCAGCTTTTCCGCATCACCAACTTCATCTCGGCCACGGTGCAGTCGGTGCCGTGGTACTGCGAGCCGGACGAGAACACGGTGGCGATGGATCGGGCGGGACCGTCCGCCGTCAAAGCCATCAACGAGGTTCTGAAGAACCCGAACGAGAACTACACCGCACCGCAGATGCGGTATTGGATCGCGCTCAACCTCATGCTGT